GGACCAGTAGCGCCAGTGTCCCCATCTCCTGAAGCGGCATTCGTGAAATACATATTACCGTCAGCCCCAACCGCTATAGTCTGACCAGCCGTATAAGGACCAGTAGGAAGTCTATATGAGTTGCTACCTGGATCTACATAAACAAGTCCGTTAAACGTTACGTTTTGTTCAAACTTAGTAGGGTCCTTTATCTCTATGTCAGTCTCTTTTATTACAATAGAGTCTGAATTATTTGTTATAATTGTTATAGCCCCAGAAACCGACCCGCTAGCTCCAGAAGCCCCAGAAGCTGCCTGTACTTCAACCCTAGAATTAGAAACAACTAAAGTGCCAGTAGCCCCAGTGACAATCTGTGGCTGAAGAGTTGTTTTTGTAGCTGTATTTGACTTAAGCTGCTTTTCTAATACTATAGCCTTGTCATCCGCTGACTTGGCATATGAAAACAAATTCTTTAATGCATACCAAACGCTACGGGTGCTTCTTGTAAGTCCAACAAGATTTCCCAATCCGTCTGGATCTAGATAAAGTGTTTTCGGCGTTATGGTAGCAACACCACTTGCATTTATACTAGCATAGGCATCTATTACTGGGGTATTTGTTCCGTCCTCAAGGAAGGACGTGTCATTTACTTTTACGTTATTTATGTCTCCAGGATCACCTTTTGATCCAGTAGCACCAGTAGCACCACCACCAGGTCCAATAGGACCAGTTGGGCCTTGAGGCCCAGAAGGGCCAGCAGGACCAGCAGGACCAGCCGTTGGGGACACAACAATAGGCGGTACAGCTTGAGGGTTTAGCTTAACAACAACGTTGCTACCAGATGTTACTGTTATGTTAGACATTTTATATAGATATATCCTCGTTTACAGTAAAGAACCCCTTCATCCACGTTTTTATTACTGGTGTTGAGGTTGAATTTTTTGTAGATTGAAGATCGTACACGTAAGTTCCAGCAGCAACCGAAGCCATATCTGATGCTGGCTTTTTAATAACAAGTAACGAATCTGCTATTCCAGATGAGTTTTGAGCAAGGGCTTCCATATTCATGGACACGACAGCATTACCAGAGTTATTGTCGTCAGAAGTCCTAACCTCCATCTTGAAAGATCCATCAGTTATATATGATGACATAGCTTGACCAAAATCAATGGTAAGCTCAAACGTGTCGCCCTTTCTGCAAATAACATCTACTCTAGAAGAAGAGTCAAGATTAACCTTCGCCATTATTGTTGTATTAGACTATTTATAAAACTGCTGTTAGAATCGTCAAGTTCACCCCTGTCTCCCTTTTTCTGGGATATCAATTTGCTTTGTTGAACAGCCTGCTTCTCAACCCTATCGTCCTTTCTGTCTTCTTTAAATGACTCAAGCTTTCTTCTGTAGTCTTGATCGTCGCTTCTTATTCCAAGCATGGCCTGAGACTTCATAAGCTCTATATCTTTTCTCAAAGAATATTCAAGCTGAAGTATCTGAGACTCAATCATGGACTTTATCTTCATCTCCTCCATCTTAAGCTGGCTTTCAACCTGCATCTCCTGAACACGAGCTTGAGAAGTGGCTTGAGCAACTTGTATGTTGGCTTGAGCCTGAGCTTGAGAATTCTGCTGAGCCATATCCATGTTAGCCTTCATTCTCTTCTTTCTTCTTACGATAAGAAGTCTTTCAGCCTGGTCAACATCTCTAAGCTGTCTTATAGCTATAGCATCCTCTATGTCTATCTCTTTCTGAGACAGTGCTATCTGTATGTTTTGCTCAAGGTATGTTCTGTCTTTGTCAGACATGTTTGTTTGAACCAATACGCCAAAGTTGTACATAGGAAGATCGCTGAAAGAAGACAGCACCCTCATGTTCGTCTTTCCTATGGCGTTCTCATAAACCTTAAACAACACAGATGCGTATGGGAGTATCTGAATGCACTTTATGATGTCCTCACAGACCTTCTTGTACAGGATCATAGAAGAGTGCTTCACATCATATATAGCGTTGTTTGCAGCGGCCATTGCCTGCTCGCGAACCCCAACCAGAGCATCGCCCTTCGGAGTTGTTGCATCCATAACCTCGTTGATACCAGTTGCATCTCGTATCATTCTGAGGTAGTGGTTATAAAGAGCTATAAGCTCATTTATATTTCTTATTGAGTTCTCAATAGATCTTACAGGTGGGTTTTGGAATCCTCCTTCTGGGTTCTTACTTCTGTAGTAAAACACACCAGTCTGCTCGTATATGTCTTGTATATCAAGCGGTTGAAGTTCTCCTCCTCTCCCAAGCTGTACATTTTCAAGACCCTCGATGTCAACGATGATGCCGTCTGGCTTTGCTTTTGCGATAGCTTGCTGCAACTTCAAATGTGTGATCTGAAGCAGGTCAGCAAAACCGATAACGCTAGAAACAAGGCTCTTGGGCATCATCTTTCTCATGTTGACAGCAACGGCAGAATAAGACATTCTAGCCTTTGATATGTCATACATGTTTTTGGGAATATTCGTCTTCAACCCATAGTCAAACAACATACCACAACCAACGATATACTTACCACCGTATACAGTTGTGTTTTCTATCTTATATGGGGTTCTTTCAAAGACGGAGTTTTTTGGATACTTGTATGAGTTGCCTTTGTAGTAAAATCCTATGTTCCCAAATCTAGACGTCTTGTCCTCAAAGTACATAGGATCAACAGACAAGAACTCGAATTCAAGAACCTCTACCGTGAACTCGTTGTAACCATATACATCTTGCTGAGAGAATCTGTCATGGAAACTGTCAAACATCTTGCTTGACTCATTCCCGTACTTGTACTTGACCTTATCGGCCATCTGCTTGTACTGTTCCTCCGTAAATTGGTCCCCAGCAATTCTCTTTAGTTCCTGAATCGTAATTCTCTTGATATGACCAGCATAAGAAAGATCATTGAGTCCAGGATCATCAGTATAGCTATGTATAAAGTTTACAGGATCAATGTATTCCTGAACGATACCATATGCAGGGTCATACTGTCTCTTCGTTACAGAAATACCGATAGACACTAAGTCGTTAATGCATCTTCTGTATACAGAGTCATTAAACGAAGACCAGCTTAAAGTTGCATTTAAAGCTATTTGAGCAGCAACCTCTGCATCAGTCTTTATGTTTGTGTCTATAAATATCTCAGCTTCTTCAAGCGTGTCTGGGACAGTAGAAACATCTATTGAGGACTCAACACCAAAAGACTTCATTTCTGATATGAACGGCTTGTTCTCTATAAGGAGTCTAGCGGTTCTTTTCTGAGCATCTTTCTCGCTGCTAGAAATAGGATCTACAGCGTCTACGTTTGGATATGGATCCGAAGAAAGTATGTTGTTTACTACAATCTTTACAAACTTAGGTATAATTGGAACTGGGCTCCAGTCAAGATTCAAAAGAGTGCCATCTCCGTTATTTGGATCCAGAGAATTCAGTATCTGCTTATATATAGTAGTGTCCTGTACGCCGTTAGCGTAATCTCTATTTCTCTCAAATTCTTTATATCTTCTTCGATATATGCTTTGATCATCATCCATCTTACCCCACTGGTTTTCAATAGCTTTAGCATACTGAATACCATATTCCTGGCTTTGCTTTACTTCAGCTGGGGCCAGGGGGTCGGGAAAATTCTTTGATGATTTTTTTCCGTCAAAAGGATGCATTTATACTTATTTTACAAAGCAAATATACAAACTTTCTAAGCGTTATATTTATACCTTCTGAAAAACTTCTTTTCGTTAAAGTCTGTCACAACCTTTTGCTTAATAGTTTTTTGTGCAGCAAGAAGAGCTAGACCGCTACTAATAGTCAAGTCGAACTTGGTTCTTTTATCCATTCGGTATCCTATCCAGTCCTCTAGCGTCCTGTTGAAATACATTTTGCCCATCAGTCCAGACTCGTAGTTCTCACCAACGTTCTCAAAAATAAACGACTCTATAGCCTGTGCGTGAGCGTGTATCACGTCTTGAGAGTTAGACGGGATTCCCTTTGTTTTTACAGACTCAGCATAGGCGCTTGTCTTTAGGTGATCTGGTCGATCCAGCACATACCCATCGTACCCTCTGCTTTCAAAATACCTGACTATACCGTACTTGTTGTTTTCTATAAGAAGTGGATACCCATAGAAGAACGCGCACATAAGAACGTCCTCATAAAACAGTCTGGCGAGGTCTGGTCTTGAGGCATATTCAACAACAAACATATTAGATGGATGAGTGGTGGACATGTTGAACTTGTTGAACATATGCATAGCTCCCTTAGATCCTCTTCCGTCTACCGTTGCGTCTAAGTCATACGAGTCAACTCCCCCACATCCAAACTGCTCAAACGGAGCAACAAGCTTTCCCTTGTCTTCTTTTTTTACGTTCTGGAACTCCTTCGGCGGTATCCAAGACACCAAGAACCTGCCCCTTTCATCTGGAATAAACGCAGCCGTTTTGTCTTTTTCTACCCACATAAAGTTGCCCCTAACGACTGGATTTGGATACAAGTTGTCATTGTGGTCAATCTGCTGGTATATCTTACCAACATTAAATATGCTGCCGTTAATGCTATCTCTAAAGGCTTCGTCCTCTGTGAAAGGGAACTGCCTTGTGATCTCATTCATTTCTCTGGCATCACCCTTAAAGGATTCTCTTTCGTTCCTCAAAAACTGTTTTGACCCAATAGTTATAAATCCTCCGTCTATAGACTCAACTTCTTTTTCTGGATTTTCTACAACTGGATTCCCATACTTGTCAAAAAATCCTTCCAGGGCCTCGTAAGCTGGTATGAATATCCTATACAGTCCAGACTTTGTTCTTCCGTTTTGGTTTCTTACAGATGGGTCAGAATCCTCCCAAAGCTTCTTGTACTCTTTACCTCCAGACCCCATCGGGTTTACCGTACTACCAACCATAGCCTTCCCTACAATCTTATTACCTATAACCAAACACGTTCTCTGTATCCTCCAGGCTTCAGTTATATCTGAAGGAGATTCCCACTTCCCAGCCTCATCAAGATACAGAAGATGAAGTTTCTCACCGTCATATGCGTTATTAGTTGTGTTCTTCCAGTTTATGATGGTATCAAGAGCATCAGCTTCATATGACGTTTTATTGTTTTTCGTTATCCTTTTAGATGGCTCTCTAAACGCCAGTTCAACCCTTGGGTTGGTTGTTCCGTCCTGTATAGGCTTAAAGAAAAAAGGGTAAGACTTAAACATAGGAATCACCTTC